ACATGGGCGACATGGACATGGGCGACGGTGATGACTTTGGTCCTGAAGAAGGTGGCGACGCCATCGAGATGGACGATACAGAAGAAATGATGAGCGAGAACGTGGCTTTGGACAAGGCACCTGCCCCCAAGACCAGCGAAGAAAGCTTCGTCAACAAGAAAAGCACAGTAGCAGCCAATTCCGGCAAAGCTGGCATGGAAGGTGCCCCAGTTAAAATGACTGGTGACACAGCCCAAGGCCGCCCAGCACCCAGCACCAAAGATCTGCCTGAAGCAGGCAAGTTCAAGAACGTGCCAGGCAAAGGTGGTTCAAATGCCAAGCTGGATGCAGCACCAAAGCCTGTAACATCACAGGCCACTGGTGTTAATACCAAGACCCCTTTCCCCAAGGGTTAATACAAAGATATGGCTCGATATCTAAGCGAACATCTCAGCTTCACTCAAGCAAGGGTTGAACTCTTGCGAGAGGAAGCTGAGGATGGTTCGGGCAAAACTCTCTACATGCAGGGTATCTGCATCGAAGGCGACAAGCGTAACGCCAACGAGCGCATCTATCCTGCACACGAGATACAAAAAGCTGTCCATACCATCAACGAGCAAATCAAAACAGGTCATAGCGTTCTAGGTGAAGTAGATCACCCAGATGACCTCAAGATCAACCTAGACCGTGTGAGCCATACCATTGACAAGATGTGGTGTGATGGAGCCATTGGTTATGGTAAATTAAGAATTCTGCCCACACCCATGGGACAGTTGGTGAAAACCATGCTGGATGCGGGTGTGAAGCTTGGCGTCAGCAGCCGTGGATCGGGCAATGTTGATGACCGCACAGGACATGTCAGTGACTTTGAAATCGTCACTGTTGATGTAGTTGCCCAACCCAGCGCACCCAATGCGTATCCTACAGCCATTTACGAAGGACTCATGAACATGAAGTATGGTCATAGGCTCTTGGAAGTGGCCAAAGAAGCGGGACAGGACAACAGGGTACAGAGATATTTGACCAGTGAAGTCAAGAAGCTGATCAAAAATCTCAAAATCTAAGGAGAAATAGGCATGTTTGATGCTATTAAGCCATTACTAGATAGCGACTTGATCACCGAGGAAACTCGCCAGGAGATCAACGAAGCCTGGGAAGCCAAGCTGGTTGAAGCTCGTGAACAAGCCCGTGCAGAACTCCGCGAAGAGTTTGCACAACGCTATGAGCACGACAAAACAGTGATGGTGGAAGCCCTAGATAAGATGGTAACAGAAGGTCTGGCAGCAGAAATCCAAGCCGTGGCAGCTGAAAAGCAAGCCCTGGCAGAAGATCGCGTCCGATTCCAGAGCAAGATGAAGGAAAGCGCCGGGAAGTTCAACAGCTTCTTGGTCACTAAACTTGCTGAGGAAATTGGTGAACTGCGCAAGGACCGCAAGGCACACAACGAAGGTATCAATAAACTTGAGAACTTTGTGGTGCATGCCCTGGCACGTGAGATTCGTGAATTTGCTACAGACAAACAAGACTTGGTCAACACCAAGGTGCGTTTGGTAGCTGAAGCACGCGCCAAGCTGGAAGGTCTCAAGGCACGTTTCGTAAAAGAAAGCGCCAACAAGATGAGCCAGGCTGTTAGCAAGCATCTAAAGGCTGAACTTAGCCAACTACAAGAAGACATCCGGATTGCTCGTGAGAACAATTTTGGTCGTCGCATCTTTGAAGCATACGCAGCAGAATTCGGAGCCACTCATCTCAATGAGAAGGCTGAAGTCCGCAAACTGCACGACGTTATCCAAGCCAAAGATGCCAAGTTGGCCGAAGCCATCAGATTCGCACGCAAGGCGAAAGTCTTGGTCGAATCAAAAGAACGCGATTTGCGCATTATCAAAGAGTCCAACCAGCGTCAAGCTGCCTTGGATGAACTGCTACATCCTCTAAATGAGGAAAAGGCAGAGATCATGCGTAACTTGCTCGAAAGCGTCCAGACACCACGGTTGAAGGCTGCTTTTGAAAAGTATCTTCCAGCAGTTTTGGAAAACCGCCCCGTGAAATCCCCCAAGGTGATCACAGAGTCAGTTACCGAAGTCACTGGTGATAAATCTGTCCGCGCACACGACGAACTCATTGAAGAAGATCGCAGCAACGTGATTGACCTCAAGCGTCTGGCAGGTCTGTAATAAGAAAAAGGAGACTTAAATGTCACAAGAACTACTTGAAGGTCGCTGGAATGAGACCAAAGATGCGTTGATGGAAGGCCTTGCCGGCTCGAAGCGCACATCTATGGCAGTCATTCTGGAAAACACCCGTCGCTACTTGAAAGAGAATGCATCAGCGGGTTCAACCACTTCTGGCAACATCGCAACATTAAACCGTGTGATTCTGCCAGTGATTCGACGTGTGATGCCAACAGTTATCGCTAACGAGTTGGTTGGTGTTCAGCCAATGACCGGCCCTGTTGGTCAGATCCACACGCTGCGCGTTCGTTATGCCCAGAGCTTGACTGACACATCAACTGCCGCTACTTCAGTGACAGCTGGTCAAGAAGCCTTGAGCCCATTCACGATCGCTACTGCTTACTCAACCGTTCCTGCTGCTACAACCAGCACCAACGCCTACACTGGTGGCAACACAGCTACCATGGAAGGTACCGGCGGTAAGCAAATCAGTGTTCAAATCTTGAAGCAAGCTGTTGAAGCCAAGACACGCAAGCTGCAAGCTCGTTGGACATTTGAATCAGCACAAGACGCACAAGCCATGCATGGTATTGACGTTGAAGCAGAAATCATGGCAGCACTTGCCCAGGAAATAACAGCTGAAATCGACCAAGAAATCCTGTTGAGCCTGCGCACATTGGCCGCCACTGAGTTCACATACAACCAAGCTACCGTTTCAGGTACAGCTACATTCGTTGGTGACGAACACGCCGCATTGGCAGTTCTTATCAACCGTGTTGCAAACCTGATCGCTCAGCGCACACGTCGCGGAGCAGGTAACTGGGCTGTGGTTAGCTCAGCAGCATTGACTGTGCTACAGTCAGCAACAACTTCTGCTTTTGCTCGCACCACAGAAGGCACATTCGAAGCACCTACCAACACCAAGTTCGTTGGTACACTGAACGGCGCAATGCGCGTGTTCGTTGACAGCTATGCCAGCGACACCACACCTGTGCTGGTTGGCTACAAAGGTACTTCAGAAGCAGACGCAGCAGCTTTCTACTGCCCATACATTCCTTTGATGAGCAGTGGTGTTGTGCTTGACCCAACATCATTCGAACCAGTGGTCAGCTTTATGACCCGGTATGGCTATGTCGAGCTCACTAACACTGCAAGCAGCTTCGGTAACGCAGCTGACTATCTTGGTGAGATAGCCGTATCCAATCTATCATTCTCATGAGATTGGTCATTGCTTTGCAGTAAAAAGCATTCAAAAAACCCACTTCGGTGGGTTTTTTGTTGACTAATAATTTATGTAAAAGTGAAGTTAGTCATAAATAAATGCATGAACAAATATAAAAATTGGTATAACACAATAACAGAACGTGCTCGCACACGCAATATTGACAGCTATGTTGAGCACCATCATATACTACCACGCAGTCTTGGTGGCACAGACGACAAAGATAATCTGGTTGCCCTTACTGCTAGAGAACATTTTATTTGCCATTGGTTACTTACTAAAATGCACACAGGTGAATCTCGAGCAAAAATGATATATGCACTAAACGGTATGAAACGAGGTAATGAATTTGCTCAACGCCATGAAACTAAAATTACAGCAAGAGTATATGAAAATCTAAAGAAAGAGTTCTCAAAGGTGCATAGTGCTACTATGAAAGGAAGAACGCCAACTAATAAAGGCAAGCCTATGAGTGAAGAGCAGAAAGCAAAGATTCGAGCAACAAAGGCAGCCAACCCAACTAAAAGAAGTGCAGAGGCTATAGCAAAAACTGTGGCCAAGCAAATTGGTCAAAAACGAAGCCAAGAAACTAAAGATAGGATTCGTGACGCACTCAAGGGAAAACTTAAAGGTCCAATGAGTGAAGAAGAAAAATTAAAACGTTCAGTGGGCAATCTTGGTAAATCTAAACCTGCAGGAATGGGTGCAAAATTATCAGCTACTGTTGCCGCACAAAAAGCAGCTGGTACTCACTATACCCAACAACCTAAACAAACTTGCCCTTATTGCGGAGTTCAAGCAGGTAAAGCTAGATATAATGCATACCACGGAATCAAGTGCAAGAAACTAAATACCCAGTAACGGCCAGACCACAGGGATGGGAAGGTGAGAAAAAGCCCCGCAAGGGGCTTTTTCTTTGGCTGAAATTTCTTTAGCCGATGCTGACGAACTGGTTGAGTTCCTCGGCCTTGCTTATGATATCCGCGGCGCTGGGAAAATCAGGCATGGTTGGGAACTCAAGAAGTTCTCGGTTGGTATCGTTCAGCTTGGAGTGATACTCGTCGCTGAGTTGACGACGTTTTTCGTAGATTGGCGTTTGAAGAATGTCTTTGGCCAGGTGCAGTAATTCGAGACGGATCTCGTAAGGGTTTTTGCTCATGGTAGTCTCCTTTCTGTGTGTGAGTGTGTATGTGCTACACGAGCATGTTTATTTACGCTGTACCAGATTGTGACCAAAATAAATATCATCATGCTGTATTACTACATCATGGTGGATCCAGACAAGCCCAACAAGTGCAAGCTGGGCATCACTCAAGATCCACGTGGGCGCATGCGAGCCTACAAGACTGCTGCCCCCAACGCTTATTTCCTCCAGACCTATGTGATACCTGATCGCAGCCACGAACGCCGCATCTTGGAAACTATACGGAAGGTAGCGCGGGTGCAGAGCGAGTATGTGCATTGCGCTCCAGCCTTTGTGAAGAATGTAGTAGAGAGTTACTTCTTGGACAACGATATCAGTTATTGATTGGGCAACAACACCTGCCGCACTCGTGGTAGCTCAAACAAGATCTGTGGTAACTGATCGTGCGGAAACTTGCGCAACACTGAATTAGCGTCCCAGGCCAAGCTCCGGCCTTCTTCAAAACGGAATCCTCGCTTCACATGCTCCTGGTGCCCTTTGTTGGGTGCATGGGCATAGCTGCGGCTCTTGGTGGCCACGCGCTCGGCACCACCCATCCAAGAGAAGTGCCAACCAAACTCGTCAAATATCCTGCCATCCAGGGTAGGCCTCACGCACTCATAGGGTGTGGCATACTCGCATCTGATGCGATGTGGTGTGGTCTGTGCCACTGTGCTCTTGCGGCAAATGCTCATGGCCGTGCGCCAGATAAACGGTGAGCCATCAACAAAGAACGGTCTTAGATCAGCCTGACCGTAGAGATTGATCAAGGGCAGTTTCACTATCTTGTGGGGCAAGCCACCAGCTACATTCAATGCGAATCCAATGTGATCAGGGTTGATGATCTCGTCACAGTCGCTGATGATGATCCAGTCATTGTCGTCAAACTGATCCAGCACCTGCATCAAGCCATTGCGCTGGGCACGATCTCGAGCCATGGCCATGATGCTGACTACATCGCCACGATCTTCAGGATACATGGAGATGATATCGTGTTCCTCTATGGGAAGATCACGATCCGCAGGAACATCAAGCTCGACCACAGTGATCATGTGCGCTGGTAAGTTCAGTTCTTTGATCAGCCGCTTGAGCATGAACTCTTTGGGAATGCCTGTGAATGTTTTGTTGGCTTCGCAGATCACAAAGTGGTCTACATGATCTTTAAGCAAGTTGATCCTGAGCTCCAAAAGCTCGCGCTCATTGAAGAACGGAAAGTAATCTATGATCATATTAGGCTTTAAACCAAGTTAGATATTGTGAGATCTGTTGTATCACACTATCCCAATCACCACGACGTGGTTGACGGAACAGTTTAGCAGTAGTGTACCAAGGAGAATCATCACGATCCAAGAGCCAGCGCCAGTCTAATGCATACTGATTCAACATGATCCAGGTAGGACGCCCTAATGCAGCACTCATATGGCTCACAGCGGTGTCCATGCCTATGACCACATCCATGTTGGAGATCAAGGCAGCGGTATCTGCCCAGCTTTGTATGCTGCTGGGATAGGCCTTGACGCCTGCTGCCACTAATGCTGCTTCTTCGTCGGCGCTGGCATCAATCTGTAAATTTACCCACTCGTAATCAGGATTGCTCTGTATCATGCGTAAGATAGTTTCAAACGGCACGCTCTTGTGGCGATTGATCCAACTATCTTTGCGACCACTCCAGCAGAATCCTATACGCAGTCGGTATTTTGGTCCCAAAAGTTGCTGCCAGGCACGAGTCTTATCTGCTGGCGCATTGAGATACCATACGGGACGTTCCAAGGTCTCTAGCGTAGTGCCCAAGATCAACGGTATGCTCATCATAGGAGTCCAATAGTCAAACTCAAAGTCAGGATCTTCGTAACTGGATACAGCTGATCCTTGGAGCACCACACATTGACTCAGCAGCGGGATCAATCCCAAAGTAGATTTGATATGGACTTTTGCTCCCCGGGCAATTAGATCTGGTACGAACCGCACAAACTGTATGATGTCACCGTGTCCTTGCTCACCTAGTACTAGTATAGTTTTATCTTTAAGATCCTGTCCTGACCAGCGTGGCTGTGAGTAGTTGGGCAATGTGCCTGCCAGATGTTCAAACTGCCAGCGATTCTCGTAGTATTTGAATCCCTCAGGCAAATTACCCAGCAGCAAGTAGCACACTGAGAGGTTGAAACGAGCAGTGACCATGCCAGGATCCAGCAGTATGGCATGTTGCAAGAACGGTATAGCGCGATCCGGTCTGCCTAGTTCTCTCAAGGTGTTGCCATAGTTATTGAAAGCAGCAGCAGATTCAGGATCTGCTATGAATGCTTGTCCATAACAAGCCAAAGCCTGTTCAGGTTCTGTGGCTTCCCGGTGGGCAGTGCCCAGTGCGATCAGTTGATTAGAGTCCATTGATCTATTTAAAGTCTGTGCTGCTGAGCCCAAAATAACCCAGAACCATAAATACAAAGCCCGCAATAATGCGGCTTATGCTGTTTCCCCAGACAGCGTAGTGGGTTAGAACCCGCAACTTCACACAAAGGAAAAACAAAATGGGACGAGCTCTTAAAATCAAAAAAACTTCGCCTGGTTCAGGTAACGGTGGTGCTTCAGTTCAAGTTGACATCGGTTTCAACAACTTTGGAAACCTGACCAACCCTGTATACAACTCAGCTGATACACTAAGCGCCAGTGACTTCTTGGGCGTGGTCGGTGGTTCGCCAGCTACCAGTACAGCTACCACAGCCTATCCTGAAGTGGCTGCCGCAGTCAACATCTTGTTGGCAAACGGTTCAAATACCTACAGCATCGGTAGCCAGTACACCGGTCGTATCATCCGCCAGAAAGGCGCACACAAGTTCTTGGTGGCATACACCTATGCCACAGTGGCCCCCAGCACATTTATCGTTGGCCAGGCATATCAAATTGCCAGCCTTGGAACCACCACAACTTGGCAAAATATTGGTGCTCCATCTAATGCCGCAGCAGGTGACATTTTCACTGCGACCGCAGCAGGTTCGGGCAACGGCACAGCATATCCAGTGGGAATCTGCATTTTATCAAACACAGGTACACCAGCTGCGGGTTACATGAGCGTGAGCTATAGTGTAGGTGACAGCGTGGCTGTGTATGCCAGCTACTTG